AGGTAAATCTTACAGGCTACAAATATATCTATTCAAATGGCATTGTTGACCTAGTTCCTTTATTTGTAGACGCGCATAAATACATTTTTGACGCAGCCGAAACAATTCTTATAGAGAGACAACCACCGGGAGGTCTTACAAATATTGAAACACTTTTACATTACATGTTCAAAGATAAAGTTGTTTTAGTTTCACCTGTGAGCATGCACACACATTTTGGTATGAGGCATCTAAATTATGAACAGCGAAAAGAAAGAACAGTAGAAATAGCAACTAAATATTTAAAAGAAGATATTCCATATGATAGAAAACATGATATCGCTGACGCACTATGTATGATAATTTATCACCATTTTAGAGTGGCTGTTCATTTCTTTGACGGATTTAGGTTTAAGAAACCTCGTCTTTGATAATTTCTAGTGCATTCGCTACCGATTGCAAAGCTTGAAACATTGTAGCCGTGCTACGATTCTCACAACATTCTCTGATTCTTTGAATGTTATAATCAAATGATTTCTTTTCTTTTTCACTTCGGTCCTTAATAGACTCTATCATATTAGTGAATCTTTCAATTTCTGAATCATATTTTTGTGTTATATTTTCAATTGATTCATCCATTCTGGAAATTTCTCCTTCGTACCAATCGATATGTCGTTTTAAAAGATCTCGCTTCACCGAAGATTTTGATTTCTCCATTTGCTTTTCAATTCTTTCAATTTTATCATCAATAATTTGAAGATTATTCAAATATTTTTCATGATGAAATTCCTTCGCGCGTTTATGCGCTTGAATTTGCGTCTCAATGTCCCGAATCGTTTCCATTTCGTTTTATACTACCATAATCCCAAAACTTTAAACCAAGCATGCGTTCATGATAGTCTATAATCCATTTCAAGGTTTGAGATCTTAAACCACCCGTGATTTTATCTCTAATACCCGTTTCCTTATAGAATGTATATTCTTGCTTGAGTCTCTCCAGTTCTTCCTCCCTCCAGTTATTCCATTTGGGCATTTTATTTTGGAATCTTACCAGACGACAATAATCTTAGGTCATCAATGAACATATCAAAGCGTCCGAGACGATATTGGACAATCGCCCACAATAAAAAGAACACTGTCTTTGTCAAATTATTTATATCGTTGTCTTCCATCTTATATATGGGACTTACAACACGATGCATGAATGTTTCTTCTTTACCCTGACCCGTGACTGCCATTTCCATCTGCGTCAAAGCACAAGTGTCATCATTTACCGACCAATGATAAAAAAGAAAGGGAATGAGTATGGAATAAAACTCGAGATTTCTGCGGTCATTTGTAAATGGAACTATCAAGATAGAAATTAGAAATATAAGATGAATCCAAAATATTATATTCATCTATTATAAAATGAGTCAAGAAAATTTTAACGGGGGTGACGCGAAGCTCAAGCAACAGGCACTTGAACATCGCCGAGATAGTTGGAATGAGCAGCACGAGAATATATTGCGCCAGTGGGGGGAGTCCTCTGGTTGTTACAGGTATATGCATCATAGGGCATATCTCATGTACAAGGGCTTGAGTATGCGTTTTACTTTGCCTGTTATTGTTCTCTCAACAATCACGGGTACAGCGAATTTTGCTCAGGAACAATTCCCTGAGAATCTTCGTGGTATGGTACCATCTGTGATCGGTGGTCTTAACCTTATCGCCGGTCTCGTCGCAACTATCATGCAATTTTTGAAAATCAATGAACTTATGGAAAATCATAAGGCGGCTGCGTTATCATTTGGTCTTCTTTCTAGAAATATTAGGCTGGAATTAGCTCTTGCGCGTGAAGAGCGTACAACAGATGGTTTGGAATTTGTTACCAGATGTAAAAATGAATACGACCGTCTCATTGAACAGTCGCCAAGCATCCCATCAACTATCCTCTCGGAGTTTGAAAAGGATTACCCGCTTGACAATATTTTCACAAAGCCAGAGATCCTCGATGTTCGGGCGATCCCCAAGTTGAAACTAGCAGGTTTCACAAACCTTAAAACATCAAGTGTCATAGCCGAAACAACAAAGGGTGGACCATTTTCTAAGATTGGAGAACTTCTAAAGGGAAAGCAAGATTATGATGCCAAAACAAAGATACTTGACAGCATGCAATCTGAATTAGATGACGAGGAGGATATCACATCAGTGGTTTCTGGAGAGGCTGGAGACGAGCAAGACGTTGAGCAAGGTAGACAAGAAGAATAAGCATAATCATGTTAGTTAAAGCAGCGCTGATCGCGTATGGTAAAATTTTCTTTCTTAAAGGTTTTACGATACGATCATGTAGTGCGTCATTATCAAGCACTAAATCTATGGCTTGATTAGTAAGATCGTCAATGGATTCTTTCATTAAAATAATAGAACAAAAAAAAGATGAGCCGATCACAACAATTCATACACAACGAATTGAAACTTTACAGAAATACGTTCGTGAATGTAAAAATGTGATGATATGTGGTGGTTCGGGTGTAGGGAAATCGTATGTACTGAATAGTGTTCTAAATGAAATAAATAGCGTGGAGATTTTAAAAGAACATTTATATAGTAAATCACCTTTCCTGAAATACATAAAGGGGGCTCCGAAGCATACGTTTATTGAAAACTATGATAACGACTTTAAAAAGATCATTGACCGTGTGTCAGATGGTGATAAGTTAACACGGGGGTCTCTCGTCGTCACATCCGTAAATCTGCGTATGTATCCAAATTTCGAGGTGATTTTTATCCCAAAACACAAACCAGATAAACTTTTAAAATTGGTTAGTGAGAGGGGTGATCATATAACTGCAGCTGCTGAAGCTTCAAACGGGAATATACGTAATTTCTTTTCATATCTAGATGGTGGTGATACGGTTGACGTATTTAAAACTTCAAAGGAGTTTATAACCGATATACTGTGTGATGATGGCCCGGGAATAATTTATGACAGAATTGATGAACACGGACATGTCTGGGACGTTTTTCAAGATAACTATTTGTCTTCGAATAATATAAACTACGCTGCGGTGTCTAGGTCATTTTCGGAAGCAGACCTTATAGATAATACTATGTATTCGACGGGTTGTTGGGGTCTTATGCCTTATTTCTGTCTAAGTGCGGTAGTTGTCCCAAAGTCTTATATGAAACAAAAACTTGATAGACAAAATATTAAAGCTGGGAGTTGTTGGACAAAGTATGGAAATTACAGAATGAGACTTAAAAATTTTGCTGAGATTCGTCAAAAAACACATAGTGGTTTGACAGTTGATCACTTGTGTTTATTGAAAAAGTATGCCGAAAAGAACCAATTAGAACCAATGTTAGAATATGGTTTAACTCCGAAAGATTTTGATGTCATGAATCATCTTGCAGTTGGAAATAAGTTAAAACAGAGAGATGTAACTAGAGTAAAGAAAGCATTGAAAAATGCCATCGCAGAAAGAAGTCGAGAAGATCTTTGAAGGTATTCTGACAGGAAGTCCAAAACTACCCGGTGAGGACGAAGAACCAGATGTCACAAAGACAATCGGCAATGAAATCCACTTTTATGGAGAGATTACTCCAGAAAACACCCTCGAGTTTGTTGAGCAGTTCCGAAAGTTGGAGATTCATCTTCTCAAACAAAAAGCTGATCTCATTGGTTATGTACCAAAGATTCGCGTTCATATCATGAGTGAAGGCGGTGACATGTTTTCCGGGTTCACACTAAAGAATGTTCTTGAAAAGTCACGCGTAAAGGTCGTGACGATTGCTCAAGGTGCATGTTGCTCCGCCGCTACTTTCATGTTCCTGGGTGGAAACGAGCGTCTCATGGGTGAGAATGCGTACCTTTTGATTCACCAATTGAGTACAGAGATTTGGGGTAAATACCACGAACTCAAGAGTGAGATGAAGAGCTGCGATAAGTTTATGACATCTCTAAAAAGGATGTATATGAAGAAAACGAAAATCCCCGAAAAGAAATTTAAGAAACTGATGAAGAAAGACCTCTATTTGTCGGCATCAAAATGTCTAAAGTATGAGATTGCTCACGGGATTGATTAATAGTGACATAGCGTTTGTAAAGACATAATATACACAATATTATAAACCCAATTGCGAAGGTATTCGCATCCATAGGCACGTTTATGCGTTCTGGAGGCCTAAGTCGTTCCATTCTACCATAATTTACAACTGGTATTGAAGACATCTATTTAAAGTTGAGAAATTAATCATAAGTATAATGGAACGCCTTATCCGAGAAGACAAAAATGGTCGCGAAAGATTTACCGATATTCATGTGGAAGACCTCGGTGATGGAACTGCTGATATTGTGAAGACGAGCGGTATGATTGGGAGTGACAAAACGATTGTGTCACGGACGAATGTTACGACTGGGTATGAAAAAGCTCTTGTGAGAGCTAAGACTATGTGGAACAATGAGAGAACCAAGGGAATCCAAATCCTTCCAATGTTGGCAAATAAATGGGAAGATCGCGAAAAGTATATTTCTGAACCCTTTTATGTTCAACCCAAATTAGATGGCGTACGTCTCCTCGTCTCTACGGGAGGATGCTTCTCGCGGACTGGCAAGATTGTCAAGGGTGTTGAACATCTCACCGAGAATCTTAAGGATGGTGAATGGTTGGATGGTGAATGCTATACCCCAGGTATGTCATTTGAAGATCTCACGAGTGCTTTTAAGATGAACCCAAAGAGTTTGGAGTTCCATGGATTTGACTACTTTGATACAAAGCGACCTGACCTCCCCTTTGCGGAGAGGCAACGGATACTCAAGGATAAAACCCCAACCGTCGTGGATACTATCCTTGTCCCTAAAAAGAGTGAGATGTTCAAATATCACAAAAAATTTGTTGAACAGGGGCATGAAGGTATTATGATTCGGGAGACCACGAGTACCTATGAGATTGGAAAGAGAAGTAACTATCTCCTCAAGTTTAAGGAGTTTCAAACCGAGGAGTATGAAATTGTGGGTGCCAAGACGGGGCATGGGAGGGACGCCGATGCCGTTGTATGGGTCTGTAAAACGGGGGATGGTCGCGAGTTTACCGTGAAACCAGAGGGAACCATCAAAGAGAGGGAGAGATACTACAGTGAGCGAGACCAATATATTGGAAAACAACTCACGGTGCGCTTCCAAAACCTGACAGCCCTTGGCGTACCACGCTTCCCCGTAGGTGTGACGATTCGGGATTATGAATAATGTCAGTAGAAATAAATGAACACTAAACTCGCAGTGGATATAGATGAAGTCCTTGTAAAATTTGTTGAACCCATGGCTAAATGGAGAGGGATTGCTCTACCCACGAAACCCAAATACAAGTATCTTTATAGGGAAATTTTTAATTGCACAGAAGAACAATCTCAAGAAATCCTCCACAAGTTTTATCGTTCTAAAGACTTCCTCTACCTCAAACCAATCCTCGGTGCTCAACCAGCCATGCAAAACTATCGTAGAGTCTATGACAAGATGTATATTGTCACTGGTCGCCAGGATGATGTAAGAGAATCCACAGAGTTATGGATTGAACGGTATTTTCCGGGTATATTTGATGATGTCATTCTTACAAACAGTTTTACTGATAATGAAGTCAAAAAGGTTGATGTATGTCGTGCCCTCGGTATTGGGTGTATCATAGACGACAGTATGCAAACCTGCGACGAATGCATTGAAGCTGGTATGGAATCTATAAACTTTGTGGGTGAAGATGTTTATCCATGGTGCGAACCAAGCGAAATTAGTATGAGGGGATGGGGAAGTAATCAACGGGGTGTTGTTGAATTGTAATATTCAATATAGAGAATGACACGATCTTCTTCTGATTTGTTTTCAGCCCAGTGGGGAAATCTGGCATTCATTATAATATGTTTCCCATCTTCCTCTTTGAGATCTCCCAATGTGTAGTGATGTAAATAACAATCTTCTGGACACTTGAGACCGAGGTGATAAGTAAATCTGTAACTTGGACCAACGCGATCTGTGTGTTCTTTTAATTGTACACCCGGTTTCATAAGGGCAAAACCAGCTATATGTATTCCCTTGATTTGAGAAAGTAACTCGTGTGTTTTTGGACATTTTAGACAATTTCCAAGAACTGGCTTACCTTCCCAAACAAGAGGCCAGCTTATCGAACTGTCTTGGACATGTGTTTGTCCACCTTTGAGCCAACCGCACTTTCCAGATGTATATTGAGCTACGATCTCTTTTAGAACTTCTGAACCCTCCCAATGCCCCGTTGGTCTGGGCTTTTCAGAAATGAATGTATTGGGGAGGACATCTAATTCTTCTCTAAGGGTTTCCCAATGATCTTTGAGTTCTTTGAGCTCCATTTAAATGAGACGAGATATTAGATGTACCTTCTTTTATGCAGACCCATTGTCATTGTACCACAGAATATGTTAAGTGCCAGAGAGTGTCGCATTGTTCAAGTAAGACCCACACAACAGGAAAACAGATTAGATGTTGAAATCTTAGAGGCACCACCAATTA